AAAGCCAACGTTGTCTTTAATAATAAAAGCGCGTTGTTGTTCTTCGTTCAATTCAGATGCTTTAATAATTGGTATTTCTTTTAGCCCTGCTTCTTTACAAGCCTTTAAGCGCATATTACCACCCAAAACGACCATATCTTCATTCACGACTATTGGTCGTAGTTCCAACATTTGTGGAAGTTCTTTAATTGAAGCAACAAGTTTCTTGAATTTATCGTCCTTAATTATTCGTGGGTTATTTGGGTTGGACTTTACTTCGTTAATCGGGACAGTTTGTGTCTTCATATAAGTTAAATATATTATTGTGCTAATTTACTTCAAGTCTGTCTTTATATGTCACTAAATTTATTGACTGTCACTAAATGTGTAAAGAAAACAAAAGAAAGAAAAAGAAAAAGGTAAAAGAAAAAGAAAGAAAAGAAAAAGTCTCCCCAAGAAAAACAAACCGTCTTTGCTCTTAAAAGAGCAGTTACACGATCCAAGCGTTGATATGTCGCAAGTGTAGTCATTGATTACTTCGCTTTGACTTACGAAGGCGGTTGTTGTTCTTATCCAGTTGTTCTCATTTATTATTCAAAAAAATATACCCTCAATTGTTTTAGCCGCCAAGCAGAAACAAAAGAGGGTAGTAACATATTGCTTGGCTATACAAATATACGTTCGTATTGTCAAAGGTTGCCTGCAAAGTTTTCAGTTCTTAATTGTTCAAATCAACATCAACGTCTTTCATCGATTCAAGAAAGCTATTGATGTCTTTCTTAACGCAAGGTGGACACGTTGAACGCTCGTTGAACGCTCCTGTGGCTTTATCCTTGAACGAATAGAACTTCAACATATCATTTTGCTCCAAACGTCCCTGCGCTTTCATATCGAGCAAGAAACGTTTGAACTCTATTTGTTCTTCAAGTGAAAGAACACCGTCCCATTTTGACGCAGGACAAGAAGCGAAGGCAAGTTTTGCCTTGACTGGCATAACGCAGCCGCATAACTTAATTGACTTCTTTCGAAATTTTACTTCGGTTTCTACTTCGTCACCTACTATTAAAGTTCCGCACGACTGCGTTGATGCTTCGAAGAATTTACACGCTCGACAAATGTCAAGACGTCTTTTGTACTCATTGTGTTTTGCGAATAACATTTGCTCTTATTTTTTGTTTGATTAAATCAATTGTTTTGTAAAGGAACGTCGTAGGTATTCCCGTTTGTTTCGACAGCTCGCGGTACGTGAAGTCTTCTAAAATATACTCCTGAAAGATTAATCGTTCGAACTCGCTCAACCTACTTATAAGAATATCCAGTTGTTCGTTTGTCATTCGTGCGCCCAACCAAGTCTTGTCGACTTCGTGAGCGTAATCTTTGAAGTCGCGGCGGTTTCTGTTCCATGCGATAGTTTGTTTGTAGAATGGCGACGTTGGTGAGTTGACCGACAAATACATAACGCGGATTAGATAGAACTCAAAGTCGCCTGTGTCGATTAAGTTCTCGATATGTTTTGAACCGAACATAGAAAGCAAAGAGTCGTGCAATAGATCCTCGTAAAATGGTTCTTTACGAGCGATGTTATACGCTAACTCTTTGAAGTGCTTGTAATTCCCTTCTATGTAGTGGTCAAGTGTCAAGTGTTGAAGTATTCATCTATTACTTTGATTGCTTCCTCGTTTCCCTTACAAATATAAGACGCGTAGCCCCTGTTTCTTAATTGTTCTTGCCAACGCTTTTGTTCTGGCGATGCGACACCACCCTTTTCTTTCTTCATCTCAATAGCCAACCCGTGATAGTCTTGATTCGGTTCGTAAATGAATAGGTCTGGAAACCCTTTGACGTAACCGGTCCGCTTCATCTTGATCGCTTGAAGATAACTTGTCCTCATTCCACCTGCTGAAGCACAATAAAGAGCGTGCGGATATGCTAAACGTAGGTACTTAATTACTATCTCTTGTTGGTTAGCTTCGCTTTCGGGTGCAATTTTACGCTTCGGTACACTTTTTTTATAAGATTTCTTAAAAGTTTTTACGTTCATTTTCAATTAGTTATAAGTTTTTGCGAAAAATAGTTTGTTTTTTATTTTGTTTTATGCTAAAAGTTTTTCTATCTTTGCTTCATCAAAATCAAATATAACTAAAAAACAAACAAAATGAACACACAAACAATCACAGCACAAATCAACGCACTAATCAACTCAGTAGAATTTCGTCAGCATTGTGCAAACGTTGCTAAAGAAACTGGAATTACTCCAAAAGAATGGAATGAAAATAAAGGAATGATTATTCATTCATGGGCTATTGAAGTAGTTTGCAATACTAAATCTAAATAATAAAATGAAAAAACAACTAATCTACATCGCGCTGTTATTCGCAGCAATGTTAATCGCAGGGACGATTGACGAACAAACAAGACAACTAGAATCACAACCAAACCACTACACAAAATGAAAGTAGAACTAATTCAAAAGACGACGCTGACCGATATGTACTACGTCATCAAAGTAAACGGAGAGTTTCACATGAGTTACAACATTTTGGACGATGCAAAAACTGCATACGACCGCATACGCTCGGCGACACCACGCGAAGAAATAATTGAATCAAAAGAAATCTAAAACCAACAAACAAAATGAAAGATGAAAAAGACTATTGCTACACTTGCGTTTTATTCGAAGAAGATTACTACACAATTTTGGGTGCATTTCTTAGAGCCATTGAGTATTGGAATAATTCGAGAAATGGAACATTGGATTGGGATGCGTATTGTCAATTCGAAATTGACAGACTTGAACGAGCACTCAACAACTTTACTGGAACGAATCTCAAAGAACTACCAACCCCACCAAAAGAAATCTAACTTTGTTTGCGTTTCGTCTTGCGCTAACGCATACAACTACAGCCACAACGAGATAAGCGAGAACATCGAGAAATGTAAAAAACTTTCGGAAGCGCGTTGGAACGACCAACTAATTGAATACATTTGCAACAACTAAAATCAAAAATATGTACTGTCCAAAAATTTCTTATTGCTTTATCGGAGACGACATCCGCACCTTGAATGAACGAATCAAAGCCATTGCGCTCAACTACCACGAAGAACATACCGGTTGGTTCGACGTCGCAGAAAAGGAACACTTGGTGTTTGTCGACGAACAAGACAATATGTTCACGATCCATTTGCGCGGCCGTTTCTTCCGCAGCGACGAACCGAACTACGACCTTGAATACGTCACGTTAGAAAAGGACGGAATCTCGTTTAGCTTTGACGTGAATATCTTTGACGACAAGGTTTAACGATGGGTTACTTCAAACGGATAAACGAACAATCGGACATTCACGACAGCCAGTTGAGACATATCCAAAGCGACGAAGAACTCGCTATAAAGTTCGAACAATATCTAAATCAATTTAATAACAACAAAATAAACAACAACAACATGAGCATCATTGCACAACAAACAAACAACGGCGGCGGGGGTCAAACAGTCCCTGCAGGAACACATGTAGCGCGTTGCTACCAAATTATTCACATCGGAACAGTCCCTGACACCTTCCAAGGCGAAGACAGACTTGTAGACAAGGTTCGTTTAGTATTTGAACTACCTTTAGAGTTAGCCGACTTCGGTAAAGGTGAACAACCATTTTCAATCGGTCGCGACTTCACATTGTCGATGCACGAAAAGAGCGGCTTACGCGCCTTTGTTCAAGGTTGGCTAGGCAAAGCTATGTCGGACGGCGAAGCGTCAAAATTTGACATCGCTACGCTGTTAGGAAAGGAAGGAATGGTGAACGTAATGCACCGCACAGCGAACACAGGGCGCACCTACGCAGACTTAAAAGGAGCGAGTCCGCTTGTCAAGGGAATGACTTGCCCACCTCAGGTGAACGCAACGTTTGTTCTTGACTTCGAAAACGACGACTTCGACTTGCGCTTTAAGATGCTTCCAGAGTGGCTTCAAAACAAGGTGAGTTCTTCGCAGCAATTCAGCGACCGCTTAGACCGCGCTGCGGATCAAATGAACAAAGCAAAAGCAATGCTCGAAAAGAGCGGATTAGTTGAACCAAAACAAACAAACGACGACACGGACGACATGCCGTTCTAAATGAATAAGATGCTATAAAAGGCGGTTATATCATACATAATCGTCTTTTATAACACTTAATGAATAATAAACCATACAATCAAAAAACATAAAACAATGAAAACAAAAAAGAAATTTGACATCAATAGAGTTCGTGAATTTTGCAGTTTAATTAACATCGGAAAAACACCTCATGAAGCGTTGCGTTTAATGAGTAGTTCGAACGGTTACATGACACCGTTAAAAAAAGCGGGTCTATACTGGAGAGAAAAAGACGGAACGTTCAGAGCGGTTGAACGCATTCACACGGAACGTTACCAATTGTTTGAAATAGAAAAGATAAATTACAATAGAATAATGAAGGGAACGCCTGTTGTTAAACAAAAGACATTGTTCTGCCAACCCAAACCAAAGACAACAACACCAGCTCCGACAATGAAAGCGAAACAACCTCAACTCAACTTCATTCAACGCGTGGTAAAATCACTTTTCAACTTATGAATAAAGAAATATACAAGACTCCATTCGGTCGCTTAGTCAAGATTAACTTCAAGACGCTTACGAACTTCAAGACAGCGTTACGAATTAGCGATCCAACGGCACGTCTTTATGTCGCACACCCAGAGCGAATGAGAATAAAAGACTTCAACAACATTTGCTTACACACAGGGTTGTCGCGCGAAGAAGTATTCAGCACATTTACACCAACCAAACTAATCAACGAAGAAAATGAGTAATCAAGTAACACTAAATTTAGAACAGGAACAAGTAGTGTTTTTGTACGATGAAGTTGCGGAAGGTAATCTTTATGTAGCTTATGAACCTTGGAAAATAAAACAAAACTTTCAGAATTTTACTATTGAAAATCCTTTTCCAGATAGAAACATGAGATATAGTTTAAGAGAAGGAAATGTGTTTATAGCCACTCAATATCAAGATGGTTTTGTATTACAATTTTTACTTTTAAAAGATATAAAAGAAAAGTTTTTCAAGAATCACGAAGATGAAAACATGAAACATTTTTATCACACATTTTTAAAGTTTGCTTTTGAATTAAGAAAACAAAAAACATTCGGAGACCTAATTAAATTTTCTGACAAACACAACAATTAACAAAATGACAAACGAACAAATAAGACAGCAAATAGTTGACATGATACCATTTGCACACATGGAACGCTTCGAAACACTTTGGCTAATGTTTATACCAAAACACGAACGATTAACAAGCGAACAAATCAAACTTCAACAGGAATTGGAGAACGAAAGAGAAGTGTTCTGGAGCGTACTTGAGGACGTTGTGTGTAGCGTTTTGGGTATTCAATCACAAATACTTTACACTAAAACAAGACGACGCGAGATTGTAACGGCACGACAAATCATTTTCTTTCTTGTTCGTCCTTGTTACTTCCAAAGTTATGAAAGTATAGGGAAGCACTATGGCAAAGACCACGCTACCGTTATACATGGAATTAGACAAGCTACATGGCAAATCGAATGCGACAAAGCGTACGCGGCAACTGTTGAAAGAATCTGCGGTTTAATGAATGAGATGGGTTATGCTAAACCTATTAAATTTTTCACTAAGTTTGTCGAGCATCAAGAACATCAAAAACAACTTGAAGCAAAAAGAAAATCTAAAATCAAATAACTAAAAACAATGAAAAGTGAATTAATCTTTTGTCCCACTTGCGAAAGCAAAGAACTTGACGAACGCGTGAACGCGGTTCTTCAGGATCAAAAACTTCAAACGTACGAAGAAGCTTACGAACTAATCGACGACGATGGAGAAATAAAAAAGTGTTTCGATTGTCAAGACTGGGACGACGCAGACGACGACGCGAAAGGCGAAGGTTGGGACTAAATAAAAAATAAAACAAGATGCTAATTTTACAACTCAAAAAGAGAATTGAGATTCTCGAAGCGAAGGTTCAGGAACACGAACAAAAGATTAACGAACTTCTAAATAAGTTTGTTTTACAAAGTACACTTCCTACACTTGCTACACCAAAAGAAAAGAAAGCGCAATTCGTCAAACCCACAGTCGTAGAAATTTACGACTACGCCTGCGAAAAACTAAGCGACAAAGACGCGCTTGCATTTACCGAGAAATTTCATGCACACTACGAAGCGAACGGTTGGAAGGTCGGACGCAACGCGATGAAGGACTGGAAGGCAGCCGTGCGTAAATGGGACTTAACTACTTTTGTAACTACAAACCAAACAACAAAAATCAAAAATGGAAAATTTGACTCCGATGCTGCGCAACGCATCTACAACGACGCTCACAACTACACAAAGGGTTGATCGTGCAGAACGCGAAAGCGCATTCGTTGCCGACTACGAACTCCCTGCCTTCGTTAAACTTTGTTCGAAGGTGTGCGCGATGTACGGCATCGCACTTCCAGAAGCGCAACTGTTGCAAATGTTGCATGAGTTTATAGGCAAACACTTTCGGTGGGTTACGTTTGAACACTTCAACCTTGCGTTCGAATTAAACGCAGCGAATGAACTGTCAAAAAAATGCGAACACTTCGGAGCGTTGAGCGTGTCTTTTATTGGTGACGTGTTGACGCACTACAAACCACATCGAGACAAGGCAAACCTGCAAATACAACGCGAAATAGCGGAATCAAAAGAAGAACAAAACAAACAATTAAAGGAGAGCGAAATGGCGGTAAACGACGACAGTTGGAAGCGAATGTTGACTGAGGACATTGCAAGTTTTAAGAAAGGAAAATATACAGTCATTGAGATTCGTGCGGTGTCTTTAATGCGTTGGCTCGAAGAAGCAAAGTACATCACCGCTGACACGTTCACGGACGAAGAATACGCCCTTTGTAAAGCAAAGGCACGCAAGAATATCTACTTCGAACAGAACTTGAATAAACCAATGGTTGAGCGCATGAGTGACCGCAAGCGTCAGCTACTCAAAGAATCAATTTCATTCGAAGGAATGAGAGAATTGTATAAATTATATTTGTCGAAGCAATGAGCCAGTTCACCTTCAACGAACACGGAGTTTGCGAGAACCCTATTTTGAAAACTTTCAAATGTATCAAGGGTTATGAAGCGCAAGTTAGTACCGCTATTGTTCAACGTGGTTTGTGGAGTTACTCAATAAGGTTTCACGGACGCGAACAAGGTTGGTCTCAACCGCTAATTTACCACGCAGAACATTGTGTGTACGAAACAAAAGACGAAGCGTTCAACGCAGGTCTTGAATTGCTATTACACCAAGTAAAGCAAAACAATGACTTGAAGAAATACGATCGTATTGTTGAGATTCTTCAAGACGAACTTTGTCCTGTGGTTGAAAATCAATTATCATTATTTTAATGCAACCATACAAACCCGAATACCTGCCGCGTCAAATTGAAGCGTTGAATTTCTTGAACACGGACAGCATCGTTGAACAGTTGTTGTACGGTGGCGCGGCAGGCGGTGGAAAGACGAAGTTCGGTTGTATGTGGCAAATACAACGCCGTTTGAAGTACGCAGGGACGCGTTCTTTAATTGGTCGTGCAAAGTTAGACAACTTAAAAAAGACGACGTTAAACACGTTCTTTGAAACGGCTGAGGAGTTTGGATTGATAGCGAATAAACACTACACCTTCAATGGTCAATCGAATATAATTAAGTTCTTCAACGGAAGCGAAATAGTGCTAAAAGATTTGCAGGCTTACCCCTCAGATGTCAATTATAATTCGTTAGGGTCGCTCGAAATTACAGACTATTTCGTAGACGAATGTTCCGAAGTAACTGAAAAGGCGGTCAGCATTGTTCACTCTCGTTGTCGTTTTAAGTTGAACGAGTTCAATCTTATTCCGAAAGGTTTCTTGTCTTGCAATCCTGCGAAGGGTTGGTTGTATAACGAGTTCTACATTAAGAACAACCGAAACGAACTACCTTCACACCGCGCATTCGTGCAAGCACTACCGCAGGACAATCCGTTCTTACCGGTAGCGTACATTGAATCGTTGCGAAGACTTCCAGAATACGACCGCAAAAGACTTTTAGAAGGCAACTGGGAGTTTGACGACGACAGCGACAAACTATTCTCAACGGATAACCTATTGCGTATGTTCCGCAACGAACTCATTGAAGGAAAGAAATATATCACCGCCGACATAGCGCGGTTCGGGAAGGATAGGACAATCATTTGCGTATGGCACGGTCTAACTATCATTGACATTATTGAACTCAACAGAGCGTCGTTAGATGAAGTAGTAAACAAGATACGTGTCGTAACAAAAGAACATAACATTTTGTTACAGGATGTCGTTGCAGATGAGGACGGAATAGGTGCTGGAGTAGTTGATTTTCTTAAGTGTCGCGGGTTCGTCAACGGATCTAAACCCAAACAACCGCAATACCAAAATCTCAAAAGCGAATGTTACTACAAATTGGCGCAATACGTTGAAGAAAACAAGCTCACTATCTTAGTGAATGGACGCAAAGAACAAATCGTCAAAGAACTGGAGATGATTAAGCGACACCGCGCAGACGTTGAAGGAAAACTTATGGTCACACCCAAAGACGTTATCAAGAACCGCGAAGGTATTTCGCCTGACGTTGCCGACGCAATCATGATGCGAATGTATTTCGAACTCAACCCTTCTTACGGACAATATGTTGTCGGATAAAATAATTTAGCATATATTAGCACAATGGAAGCAAAAGACACAGCACTTTTATTATACAATAGATATTTAGTTTACTTGCGAAACAATTATCCTTATACTGAAAAAC